AAGGAAGCGCCGCCCTAGATCGTCCCGTGGACACACACAAACTAGGCGGAAATCGCGCGCAAAGTCATCGGCGCTGGCCGTGGCCGACAGCTACGCGGCCGAGGCGGTAGCCGGCAACGTGTCGCAGCGCGTGAAGGCCATGGCGTCGCGCTACCTCGACGAGCGCCGGCACGGGTCGGGCGTGGTCTGGGACGGCGAGCGCCTGGACGAGCTGGTGGAGTGGGGTCGGGCGAACCTCTCCGGGATCTTCGGCCCCATGGAATGGGACCCGTGGGCCGTGTGGGCCATGGCTATGTTCGTCGCCCGGCGTGGGGAGGACGGCCTCCCGCTCACCCGCGACCTCGTTTTGCAAGTCCCGCGAGGGTGCGGCAAGACGCAGATCGCCGCCGCGCTCGCCGGCTGGAGCCTCGAGCGGGCGTGTCGCGACGATAAGAAGGGCGTCGAGATCGTCATCCTCGCAACCCTCCGCGACAAAGCCGTCGACGTCATCCGCCGCCTCGAGGGCATTCCCAATTGCAAGTCCAAGGCGTGGAAAGTCATGGGAATCAACGGCGCCCGGCCCGCAACCCTCGAGGCGTCGGCCGGCGCGATCAAGGCGGCCTCGTCCACGCCGCAGAATGCGGACGGGATTAGCCCGTCGCTCGTCATCCTGGACGAAGCGAGCCGCATGGACGAGACGTTTAACCGCGCCCGCTCCAGCACCATGAAGGTCCCGTGGAGCCAGACGCTTGTCATCACGACGCCGGACGTCGACCAGTACCACACGCCATACGGGGCCATGCTCCGCACGATCGAGGAGGCGCTTGACAACGGCAAGCCGCTCCCGCTCGGGACGCTTGCGGTCATGCACCAGGCGGACGCCGAGGACGACCCGTCGAACCCGCTCACCTGGGCGAAGGCGAACCCGGCGCTCGGCATCCGAATCCAGCCGGCCGAGTACGAGCGGCGCCTCTGCGAGCTGAACGACCCGAAGCAGCGCGAGGAGTTCTATACGCAATGCCTGTCGACCTTTACCAACGACCTGTCCGCCGCCATTCCGATCCAGTATTTCGACGAGTGCGTCGACGACTGGGACCTCGAATCGGTGCGCGGCTTGCCGGCAATGATCGGCATTGACTTCTCGATCGGCGGCTACAGCGGCGCCCAGTGCGATTTGACAAGCCTCAATCTGGCCGTCTGGGACGGCGTGAAATTGCGGTCGAGAAACTGGCATTGGTGGGCCGGGAGGAGCATGGCCGACGACGAGACGCGGACCCGGATGCCGCTCCGCAAGTGGGAGGCGGAGGGGTTCGTCCGCAAGTCCGGCGAGGTCATCAACCTCGACGACGTGCGCGACGTGATCGCCATGGTTGCCCGGACCGTCGACCTGAAATTCATCGTCTGCGACCCCGCCGCCGGCCAGGCGGGACGGGTCCAGCGGTGGGAGTCGGAGTACGGGTGGCCCGTGTCCAGGGCGCCCCGGAGCGCGGTCTACATGGGGTCCGCGTGGGCCATCTGGCAGGAGTTTGTCCGCGGCCGGCGCATCGCATTCCACACGGACCCGGTCCTGCGTGGAGCGATTGAATCGAGCAAGACCGAGACCGGGCCGACCGGACTCGTCACCGTTCGCAAGAGTACGGAACGCTCCAACAACGACCCGCTCATCGCGTGCATCGTCGCCATCAAGGCGATGAACGACCGCGAGATGCTCTCGCAATCCATGTACGGCGCGGACGCTAGCCGCATCGCGTTCTAGCAATCTCCGCGGGACTCCCGCGAAAGGGGCTAGACAACGCTGCCGCAATACTCGCAAATGCGGCCATGTCGCTCTGGTCCCGCCTCTTCAAGCGATCAATGCCCGCGATTACGTGGGAATCGCCTGTCAATTGGTACGCCGGCTCGATTGACTCGATCCCTGCCGTCCAGCGGTGCATCCATACGATCGCGTCCGACATTGCGCGATGCCCGGTCACGGTCACCGACGGCGACGGGAATCACGTCGAGGGCGCCTCGGCGGTGGACCTCCTCTCCGGCCAGGCGTGGGGCGACGTCCTCACCGGCACGGACCTCCGCCGATGGATGGTCTCCGAGACTCTCACCACGGGCAATGCGTTCGCCGTGGTGGTCGTCGACACGTCCGGCGCGCCGATCGCGCTCCGGCCGATCGCGACCGCCGACGTCTCGATGCAGCAGCAGACGGACGGGACGATCGCGTGGAACTATCAGGGCCAGCCGTTCGATTACGGCTTCGTCCTGCATTTCAAGGCGCTCCCGACGCCGGGGAATCCCTACTGGGGGACCTCGCCGCTCGCCGCCGCCTCGACCACGCTCGAGGGCCTCGCCGCCCTCGAGTCCGCGTTTAAGGTCATTTCGCAGGGTGGCGGTCTGGGGAAGTTGAGTTTCAGTCACCCCGGCGCCCTCCAGCCGGCCGTCCGCGACGCCATGCGTACCGCGTTCATGGCGCAGCACGGCTCCGCCGCGACGGTCGGTACGCCGATCTTTGTCGGCGAGGGCATGAAGGTCGAGCAGCTGGCGCAGACGATGGTCTCCGACCTCGCCGCTGCCCGCGCCGCCGGCGCGAAGGAAGTCGCGTCGATCTTCGGCATCCCGTCCGCCATGCTCGACGCGAGCGACGCCCGCACCCAGCCGGAGATCGCGCAGATGTACTGCAACGCGCTCCTCGGGTGGAGCGCGAGCTGGATGGCCGAGATCACCTCGAAGCTCGCCGCGCCTGGCACCAAGGTCGCGCTCGACTTCTCCCCGATCACCCAGGGCGACTTCCGCACCGCCGGCCGCGCCTACGCGCAGCTCCTCCAGGTGGGCGCCCTCGCACCAAACGACGTCCGCGCCCGGCTCGGCTTCGCGCCGTGGCCCGGCCTCGACGAGCCGAAGCCCGTGATCTCGGGCGTCACCGACCCCAACGCCGCCGCGGACGCCGCGGGGCAGGAGGTGGACCCCAATGCGTGAGATTCGAGCGCAGCTCACCGACAGCGGCGACGGCATGATCCGCGGCTACGCGGCCGTGTTCAACAGCTGGAGCAAGCCGATCTCCGAGCGCGGCCGCGTGTTCCGCGAGCAGATCAAGCCCGGCGCCCTGAAGCCCGAGGGGAACGTCTCCCTCTGGTGGATGCACGACCAGACCGACCCGCTCGCGAACACCAAGAGCGGCACGCTCACCGTCACCGAGGACGAGCGCGGTCTTGCGTTCGTCGCCGACATCGGGAACACCCAGCGCGCGAACGAGATCCGCGATCTCGTCAAGCGCGGCGTGGTCTCCGAGATGTCCATCGGTTTCGTCGTGAACCAAGACACCTGGGACGGGAACACCTCCCGAACCATTACTTCCGCACGATTGCACGAGATCAGTCTCGTAGAAAACGCGGCATACAACGGGACGCTCGCCGCCGTCCGAAAGGAAACGACCATGTCCATCAAGGAAGATCGCGCTCGCATTGTTGAGCTGAACAACGAATACACGACCGCCACCGACGAGCGCCAGCTCGCCATCATCGAGGAAGTCCGCGAGGCCGAGGAGCGCATCGCCTCCGAGAAGGCCGTGTTTGACGCCCGCATCAAGGCGCCGGCCATCATCACCAGCTCGAACCGCGTCGCCTCCCCGGCGAAGGACGAGACCCGCGAGTGGTTCCGCGGCGGCTTCCGCACGAACCGCGCGACGAGCCTCGGCATGACGACGACCAACGGCGCGAACACCGCCCTCGGCGCCAATGCCACCATGCCCGTCCTCTCCAACGAGTTCGTGAAGGCGCTCGACCAGGAGTCGGTCATGCGTACCCTCGCGACCGTCGAGACCCGTGGCGTCGATACCGACGTCGCCTACATCTCGACCCGCCTCACCGCGACCCTCATCGCCGAAGGTACGGCCTACAACAAGAGCGACCTCGCCGCCTCGAAGGTCTCGTTCTCCGCCTACAAGAGCGGCGTCTACACCGACATCAGCGAGGAAGCCCTCCAGGACACCGTCTGGGACCTCGCGTCCAACGTCGTCCAGGAACACGGCCGCGCACACGGCCGTCTCTGGGAAGGCTTCTACGCGACCGGCACCGGCAGCAGCCAGCCGAAGGGCGTGTTCGCCGAGTCGTGGGCGACGACCCACACGACCGCCGCGACCGGCTTGCCGACCGTGGACGACCTCGTCCTCGCGGCGTACAAGCTGAACCCGGCGTACCAGGCGTCCTCGTCCTGGCTCATGAACCAGGCGACCTGGGCAAACGTCGTGAAGTCCTCCGCAAGCGGCAAGTACCTCCTCAACGGTGAAAACGGGAACATCCTCCGCGACGGCGCGGTGGCCCTCTTCCTCGGCCGTCCGGTCTACATCTCGGAGTTCGCCCCGACGGCGGCGACCGCCAACACGGTCTCCGTCCTCTTCGGCGACTTCAAGCGCGCCTACCGCATCGTCGACCGCGCCGCGGTCACCTTCACGGTCGACGACTTGTCCCAGGCCTCGAGCGGCCTCATCCGCTACTCGAGCCGCATGCGTTCGGACGCCAAGGGCATGGACCTCTCGGCCATGTGCAAGGTCGTGATCAAGGCCTAATTACGCCCCATCGCCAGCCGGGTGGGCGCCCCTTCGGGGGCGCCTACCCCGGACTGTGAGGACCAATGGCAACGATTCCGACCGTAGCCGAGGCTCGAGGGTGGCTCAAGCTCACCCACACGCAGGACGACGCGCAGCTCACGCTCGCGATCGCCGCCGCGTGGAACGAGTACCGGGCCGCTACCGGCCGGCTCGAGGCCGACCTCACCGATGCGGAGAAGGTCGCGCTCCTCGAGCGCGTGGCGAACCTCTACGGCTTCCGTGGTGACGATTCGGTCGGTCCTTCGACCTGGTACGTCGACACGATCCGCCGCATGAACAACCCCAACAGCGTGGGCTAACGATGGCAGGATGCGGCTACTGGCGCGAGCGATACACCTACCAGGTGCCGACGACCACGGTCGACGGCGCAGGGCAGGGTACGACCGTCTACACCGACTCCGTCGTCGGCCTCGCCGGCGTGGTGACGCCGAACCAGCGCGAGGTCATGGGCGACATGGGCGTCGAGATCCGAACCGACGTCGTCATCGAGACCGCGTTCCATCCGTCGATCACCGCCGCCGGACGCCTGATC